AAGACATATGTTGGCTCAAGAGCGACTCACCACATTATTTACGGAAAGCAAGCGTAAATTCCAACCAGATGGTATGTACTTTATGGGTGGCTCCCTACAGTACTACACCACCTGTGCAGCGCGCAACTTTGAAAATGAACTCAGTGCAGCATTAGCCAGGATAACTAATCCTAAAACACATGTGTGTCCAACAGAGTGGCGTAGATTTGAACGAAAAGTCTACTATTATTTGCCAGAGTTCTTTAAGCGGCTACCTGACATAACTCCTGTCTCATTTGATGAGTGGAATTCTCATTTTTCCCAGTCGAGGAGGAAGGTCAATGCTAAAGCGTGGGCGGAAATGACTGACAAAAATGGCAAGTTTAAGGCCATTGACAAACAAACTGCCCAAAAATGGCTGCGTCAAAGTCCATTGATCAAGCAAGACAAGGATGATGCCAACTCGGGAAAAAGTCCCAGACTTGTCTTGCCGCAAAGCAATTACGTTGCAATAACCATGGGCATGATTATCGCGTCCATAAATCGATCCATAGAAAAGATGCTGAAGATCGATGCAGATTCAAATATCATTTTTGCGTGTGGTCTCACACCTACTGAGCTTTCAGAAACATTTCAAAAAGCTAAAGATGGTGATTATAACTACATCGACAATGATTATTCGCAATACGATGCAACTCAGCATTTTGGTTTCGGTCGTATTTTGGAGCGCGTGTACGGTCATATATTTGATAAAAACAGCATGAGTGGGTTTGACCCGATTTTGCTTGACAATTTTACCTTGATCCGAAGTTTGATTCACACAACAACTAATGCGAGGTTGAGGTATGGGTTGTACATGCGGTGTACGGGCCAAATGAAGTCTGGGCAAGCTGATACGTGTTTGGGCAATACTCTTAACAACATTTTTGCCCATTTATACGCCTTTTCCGTTGCTGGTAAAGTGACCATGCAAACCGTGGAAAGGAATATTATCATGCATGTCCTCGGAGACGACAACTCAACAGCTGTGCGACGAACGGGATGGAGCAAGGGACTCGATTTGAATGTCATTACTACTACCATGGAAAAATTGGGTCTGATGCCAAAGTTGGAATGGAAAGAATTCGACGAGGTAAAGTTTTTGAACCTCATTCCACTACCTGTTCTGCGCCGTACTGCCCCCTCCCAACTGGCTGGCAAAACGTATATTAAGACCATCCAAATGAGCTTGATGGCCGGGAGGATTGCCCATCGAATTTTATCAACAACTAAAAGGCCCGAGTGTGTGCCAGCACACTGTATCGGGTTGTCAAAGTGCCTAGGATCTATCTGTTCGCATGATCCTATGGGGTCCGCAATCGCATCAAGCATCGCAATGCGGTTTGGCGGATGTCCCGACCCAAATCAGGTTACGGGCCGGGTGCACAGGTCCCAGGAGCTGAAGAGACAAGTCACATCCAGGTTTGGATATTACTTAGATGAGCTCTTGCGGACGCGCAGAATTGGCTTGCTACAAAATTCTGACAAGCCGACGTCTGCTACATACCAGTTTTATGCAAAAAGGTATGGTATGTCTGTGCTTGATGTACATCGGTCAATTTCGCACCTGAAAGAAAATGCTGCTTACTATCATACCGATAAGTACATCAACGAACTCATTTTTGTTGACAGGGCAGCAGCAGCTGCCTAGTTAAAAAAACCCCCATTACGGGAAAACCTCGCCTGCAGTTATAAAAGTCAGCATCAACAGCTGATGGGCGAATCGGTTTATGGGGGTGAGTTCCATCAATGAATCCAT